TTGCCTCCAAGAACGCGACGGCAAGATTTCCCCAAGTACACTTTCGATCTGGGGAGTACAAAGACGACAAGTGGTAAGACCTTACGCTCGGGAGGCTGGCTTTATTCTCCGAGATCCATTTGCCATGACGTAACCCTGCGACCTTCTGGCTGTCGCTTATCTTCCCCTGACAGAGTTGGCAGACGTAGTGGGCGGTAGTGCGGATGCGTTGCCAGTCGGGTCTTCCATCCTCAAGCTTCTCGTTTTCCCACGTTACTTGTCGCCACTCCAACTTGATATGCTCGCGGCAATATGGACAGGGGATGTAATACCTCCGCTGATCTCCTCGCAGATATCGCTGCCAGATTCTGCCCTCCGAGGTTGTGGGAGTCGAAGTGAAGAAGGCTTTCGAGCTACTAAACGCTTTGAGCCTCTGCTCGGCAAGATCAAGAGCGTCCGCTTCCTTTGCGGTCGCGTCAGCGAATTTGTCCACCTCATCTGCGACCAAGATCCTGACGGGACGAGACGCTAGATTTGCCGGTGAGTTGGAGCCGACAAATGTCAGGGTGCAACGGTCAAACTGCTGTTCTAGGTTGGTGATTTGATCTTTGTCGGTAGGGAACCGCGCAATCATAGCCGGTGAGTCTTCCAGCATTGGCAACCAGCGCGACTTGCTAAAGCTACGAGCTAGATTCTCAGACGGCATCAGCCACAACGCAGGAGACGGCTCTACGTCGATTGACCAAGCCAGACCGGCCATTAGCGTCGTTGTCTTGCTGGTCTGCGATCCCCAACACAACGTAACTTCGGAGACCGCAGGATCTTTCCAACTCTCAAGCGGCTCTCTGCAATACGGTCTGACAGCCGTAGAGAATGGACCGGGATGCTCGGTCTGTCGTTGGCTTAGAGTCAGATTAGTCTCAGCCCATTCGACAACAGACTGCCGTGGAGTCGGTCTCCACAATTGTCGGCGGAACTCTAGGATCTCAAGCTCTAGGTCTGTCATCAAAAGAGTTGGTTCATCTTATATTGCATAGCGGTCGTCATATCGATTAACGCCATGCGATCTTTGATTCCATTAACAAGACGATCCTCAACCTTATGGTTTGCGGCCCAAGACGCATTGCGGTTGAAGATTTCAACCATCATAACAATGTTGTCATCCAGCAGATGCAGCACTCCGTAGAACGGGAGCTTTGTACGTCTGGTAACTTCCAGAGCCGCTTGGATCTTAGACCAAGAGATCATCCATTCATTCCCAAATGTGGTCTGTAGCTTGTGGAGACCATAGCTACGAGTTTTGACCTCATAGATTCCCGTGATGATCCCTTTGAACGGATCGAAGATGAATCCATCAATGCGGGAAGGCTCTTGGTCTGATATCGACAGGAACTCCAAGCCAGTCTGACGCTCGATTGCTTTGATCGCGATTCTGTTCTGGCGAAGCGATTCAATACCGGCTGGCTTCTGGCAGTTTAAGATTTCCACGGGTCAGTCTGGTGCAGAGTTTTGAGACATACTTCTTGGACCCATCGCTCTAACTCGCGCTCTGCGTGTTCAGGATCGTGCGGAGCAATGCGACCGGATAACTGTTTCGGCATGGACTTCAGCAGTTGGGACACTGCTCCATCGTGTTCCTGCATTGCCTTTTTGACCCAAGCACCGGAGACCAGCGTTCGCTCCTTTTCGGATTGAGCCAGTACGTCGTCGCGGGAAGAGATTAAGTTTTTCGCTGCGGTCGCGTGTACCGAGACCATTCGGCCAGCATCGAGGGACCGAGATTGTAGGGCTTCAACCGCTAGATCATAAGCGGCTCGCTCGATCTTCTTCTGCCGTTCATACGCTCCCTGCGGGGAGTCTTCTGTCGCAAGAGTAGCGTTGATAGCCGCTGATGCTTCGGGAGGTCTGTACGGTCCCCCTGCGAGTTCTGGTGTAGGTTGCTGCTGGATCGCAGTCATCCGCTGTAGCGTCGATGGTCTGCCGCCTATCCCTTTGCGTGAACCTCTCCAAGCATCAGCTTCTTCTGGGGAGCTTAACGGCATCCCTGCTGCGGTAAGTTGCGAGACCCTGCCTTTGGTTAAACCGCTGTGCTTGACGTAGTCGGTTTGAGTCATCGCAATTGGATCGGGAGGTTCTCGGGCTTCATTTTGACAAGCTCCTCAAGACCTCGGGTAACGGTTTTGTAAACCGATTTCTTTGGATCGGGAGCGTAGAACATCGCGACTTGGTCGATGGTGAACGATCCGCTTTTGATGCGGTCCAAATGCCACTTAAGCGTTGAGTGTCCAATGTTAAGGAGTAGGTAATCGGTAGCTAGTGACATAGGGTTTGTACTACAATAGCAAGTTCGCTCGCGCAAGATGATCGGTCCCGCGCGATCACCTGCGTATTAGACATAGCTGGGAGCCTCCTAACATTATTGCATTAGGTAGGCAAAGCATGATAGTTAGTAGCATAAAACAATCTGTTATACTGTAGTGTATCACGGCTTTGATTTGATCTTGCTCTTAGCGTTAGTGATATGTTCTTGTACTGTAGCTTTACTGGGGATGCTTACAATAGTATGACCCAATGATTGCATCTTACGTTGAAGTACAATGTTCTCACCGTGATGAAGGATAGCACTCACTCGATTCATACCGCAGCCCATCAGCTTGCCAATCTCACGGTAAGTCATGCCTTTAACTCTGTTGTGATAGGCTCTCTCGCAGTCGTATGTGTTAATCCACTTAGCAGTCTCTTCTTCCTCGGTAATAGTCTCAAGCTTGTCGGGATACTTCATCCAGCCTTTAGCAATAGCACTTAGCACAAGCTTAGGTGCTTGATTTAAAAGGGATAGTTTGCTCTGTGATTCAAGCAGATCATCCTTAGAGATCTCACCGTCTTGGACTTGACGAGTAAGGTATTTCTGTACGCCTCCCATATTACTGTTGGTTCTTTTCTTGTGTCGCTTCGATCTGGTTGAGCAGATCAACGATGGAGTTATTGGATTGGATAAGCTCCATCTCAAGCTTACGAGCTAATGCAAACACAACGGTTAACGTTAGTATCGGGTAATGCTTCCTAAGCTTCTCAATCTCAGCGTCACATCTTGGCGTTGCTGACTTAGTATCTTCAAAGAACTCTGCGGTAGTTGTCATGGTGTTAAATGGTTTGTTGTATATCAAAAGGGAATATCATCTTCAGGTCCAATCGGATCGTTAGCGGTTACCTTCTTGGTTGATTGCTTAGGCTCACGGTTGGCTGTCTCTACATAGTTACCGAGGATTGGACCTTTGTGTCCATCTTGTCTGGCTTGCTTGGAGACAGACTGAACAATCATCCCATCGTTACCATACTGGTCACGGCCAGCCTTATTGGTAATGAGAGCGATATCCAAATACGTTCCAGCCTTACCTTTGAAGAGGTGGGTCTTGTCTACTTTAGTAACGTCAATCTTTCCGGTGATCATGGTGTTTATGTTGGACTTAGGTCCGGTGATAGGTTGGCAGACTTGTTTAGGGGAGTCAACCTGTCGTTGGGTTTTTTAAACTTAAGTATCCATACCGCACTCAGAGAACCGACAGAAGCGTCCATCATACCAGAGTTTTACTGCTCCACATTCTCCGTCGCGTTGCTTGGCGATTGCGACCATAGCTTCCCCCTGAGGTTGGTTCCGATCTCGATTGAGGAGCATCACCAGATCCCCATCGCGCTCCACCTGTCCTGACTCCCCTATGTCCGAAAGGCGAGGTGAGCGACCCTTATCTTTCTCGTTCTCCCTGTTGAGTTGCGCTAAGGCTACGATGGCAGTCTTGGTATCGACGGCAATGCTCTTGAGCTTACCGCTGACCTCACCTATCTCGTAGGTTTTCTTCTCGGCTCCTTTGCTGCCATGGATCTTCTGGATGTAGTCTATCAAGACTAACCTAACTCCCCACTTGCGGACTGCTCTACGGATTACTGCTGTGATGGACGATATGTTTGTAACTGAGGAACCAGAGGCGAAGTGTAATGGACTTGCTGCTATCTTAGCCGATGCGGTACTCATAGCTTTAAGACCTCCCTGATCCATCTCTCCAGTCTTAATATCTTGCATTGGAATAGATCCAACAGTTGAAACCATTCTTCTAATAATAGCTTCATCAGACATCTCTAGAGATATAAATAGAGTTGGTACTTGGTCTTCTATCGTTGCTGCTTTAGCAATGGCAATCGCCATAGCGGTCTTTCCAATCGAGGGTCGTGCTGCTATAATAGCGAGTTCTCCAAGCTGTAAGCCATCAGTCATCTGATTAAGTCGAAAGAAGCCGGTATTGATCCCGCTCAACTGTCCTCGTCGGTTGAACCGCTCTTGAGTAGAGTCGATAAATCTTGAGACAACGGACTTGCTGGATTGAAGATCGTCTTTGGATGCCTCAACGCTGAGTCCCTGTTCGGCATTAGCGACGATTTGATCCACGGTTAGGGTCACCACAGCGGAATCGCGAATCAAGCGGTCTCCAGCGAAACGGAGTTGTCTCCGGTGGTGGGCTTCCAGAACGCTCTTGGCGAACATCGGGTAACCGGATGCTGATGGGCAAAGTTCATCGCAGCGGTTCCAAGCTTCAAATGGTACTGCTGAACTTGTAATGGTTCGCTTCCATTCCTTCATTAACTCCGGCAATGTCACTCGCTTGTTTTGAGTGATGAGGCTTTTTATGGTTTCGTAAGTTAAAGCCAACTGTTCGTTTTGAATTGCTGCTGTTGGAACTTCAGCGAATGCGTCAAAGCAAATGTCAGAGCCTCCAGCGATACACGCTCCAATCAGACCAAACTCATCGTCTTCAGCAAAAAAGGGATCGCTCATTGGTAGTCGGATATGTTGCTTGAGAGAACAGTCTTCGGTTGACCGGCTATTGATAAAGTTTGCTGTGAGTCATCGTCCCCAGACTTGCAGCGATCAATCTCGGTGTTCCAATTGTTAAGCAGAGTCATAATGTCTTTGCGTCGATACTTGTTCTTAGTCTCGTAACGAGCATCGAGAAGCTGAAGGTCTGACTCGGAGGTCTTAAGCTTGACCACAAGCTTGAGAGCTTTGAGTTCAGAGGGTTGCCAATCGGTTCCTTCTCGTCTGCGAAACCATTTGTTTATCCGAGAGCGAAGCGAATCGAGTTCGGGATCTGAAACGCTTGGAGTTGGCAAAGAAGAATCTATCTTCTCTATCTTCTCTTCTCTATAGGTTACCCCACGGGTTATGTCTGGGATAACCGGAATCGGTTCTGGGTTAACCGTCGGGTTACCCGTGGGTTTCTTTGGTCTCCCTCCTTTGGCTCCATTTGACCAAGAGCAAATCAATCCAGCGTTTACCTCATCCCATTGATGGGCAATCAAACAGCCGTCTTCGGATCGGCAAAATGTCTGGAGCATTGCGTCCCAGAACTCTTGAGCGTCTCCGTTCCATCTGCATACAGCCGACAAGATGGCAGGATTCCAATCAGCAAACCTGTTTGTCTTTCTGGTCTGACAGTGCGCCCATAGCCGAATAACGTGCAATGGAGCGGTTTCAGTGTCTAACAGTCTGCTTAGTAATCGTGTTTTCCAGTGATCTAGGAAGTCTAGTTCTACAATCATGTTTCAAGACAGAAAACCCCACTCAGTCTGTGGTGAGAACTCCCGCTGAAGCGACGGGACGTACACAGAAAGAGTGGGGAGAAATTGGTTGAACATGGCTTCATTTTTGAATGTCATCGCTTGCTTCTCACGGCTCGCGCTGACCTCTGATCTCTAACTCGGGATCACAGACTTGTCGAGATCAAACTTATCAAAAAACTCAGCCTTTGGTCGAACGTAGAAGATCTCTCCTCGCTGGTAGATCACGCAGAGTCGCTTGGTCTCACCGATTCTAAGTTGAGCTTCGGCTACAAACTCAACCTCAACGGTTGGCTTAGTCTTTGACAGGTATTTCATCTATTGGCTTGTAGTGTGGTGTTGGGTAGTTGCCGCGAGTTTTGGTGTCGATACGAAACTTTTTGGTTTCCATCAATCCAAGTTTCACTGACTTGTTGAGTACAAGTCCAGCAGCGTTAGGGGACAGCTTCCAAAGATCAGACCATTCGTTAGCGGTCAACCATCCCTCTGGGACGCTCTCTGCTTGATGTTGGATTGCTGCCCTCAGCCGCCTTAAAAGCTCGGCAGATGCCAATTCTGTTCTTTTTGAGGCCATTGGTGCAGGTATAGTTGCGCTGAGTTGTCCGTGTATTCTCCGAATACGATCCCGTGGGACCAAGCTAAGGTTGATCGTCGTTTTCCTGCGTAATCCATTGAAGGAATGTCTGCCAACGTTCCGACACAAAAGCCAATTGGATTTGACTGGTTGCGACCAGTCGCTTGACCGGCTCGATGAGCATGAGCCACAACACAGTTACCAAATGTCTCGGCTGAATCACGAATGAAGTTTTCCCCATAGAGCACTCCATGTCCCCAACTAAAACCGCCCAACTTATAGAATGATCTTTGAAGACAATCATTGTGTTCAATAAAGGTATGGCAGTGTTTGTTGATAGGCTCAATCATTCGTTCCCATACAGCCTCCGCAAATCCTCTTACAACAGCGTTATGGTGATTGAGATACTTCCTAGCTCGCTCATCGTGATTTCCTAAAGTGAACACCGTTGGGCGCAACTCATTGAGGAACTTTACTCCCTCTTGGATATCATCAAGATAATCGTCCGCTTGATCCGAGTCGTTGGGGTTTTGGAGTGAGCCAGATCGCAATGAGGCAAGATCGAATGCGTCCCCTAAATGGATTATCTCGTCTGGCTTGAATTTCTCGCGGAACAAAAGCACCGCAGCGAGTGCATCTTGATTGGCTCGGCTCCCATGACTGCAACCAATCGCCATAACTCGACGGTGGTGCTGAGTGATGTTCACAATGGGGAATAATCATAAAAGAAGAGCAAAATCAAGACACACTCGCGTTGATTAGGTTAATTCAAGCGCAACTTATTGCTACGAACACTCCAAACCCAAAAGTAAGAAACACGATACTTAGCAGCTAACTGTTTGTTAGTCATGCTCTTATCGGCTTGTCGCACCGCATCGACAATCTGCTGCGGTATCTTGAGTCCCTTTGGTCGTCCCCTTCCACGCTTCTGGCTGCGTTTGGGCTTTAGAGTTCTCAAGACTTCTTTGGTCTCCACCTTCTTGTGGACTCCAAGCAATCTGGAGATTCCGCTTTTGATTTCGTTGAGTATGTTCATTTTCTGGTCTTATTGTGTCTGATTTTGTGTATCCAGCCTATGCTGACTGCGTAGTCTTCTTTTATTTGTCTGTATGTTCTGTTGTTCTTAATGTCTTCCAATACTTCTAACACTACTGCTTCGGGTATGTATCCGCGCTTTGGTATGTATGATTCCGATCTGATTGTCATTCGGTTTTAGATTTACTTTCTCTAATGTCCCATATGGTTGAAGATGATATGCCATATTTCTTAGCTAACTCACGGCAAGTGTAGGTTGAATGCTCTAAGAGAATAGCTTTGCGGATATCTGCGGGAACAGTTTCGTATCTCCGATAGCGTTTGATTTTAGTCTTTTTTAATGGAGCGACAGCACCAAGCATTCTCTCCATTGATTCCTTTGATAGGCCTAATTTTTCAAGCAAGCTCACGGTTTTGCCTCCCGCCACAGCAGCAGATCCGCTCGCATCGAGTCGTTCTCAGTTTCGAGTTGCGTGATGTAAGCCAGTCGTACTGCTGCGAGTCGCTCTAGCCTCCTGCATAGCATACCCAGCTCGGCTATGTTGTGAGCGGTTGAGTCGGATATTGGAGTATCGCTCACGGCTGGGCCTCCCTCGCTTTGAGCATTGCGTCGGCAATGCGGTATGCGTAGATCGGATACGGGTCATCTACTTGGCATTGGCTCGACATCAAACCCTGCAACGCCGCCGCCGCTAAGTAGTCGCGCAGGGTCATGCCTCCTTTGATCGTAAATTGCGGACCGATACTTCCGATTGGCTCACTGTAATAGACGCATGGAAACGCCGGTCCTCCGTAGTTGATTGGTTGGCTCATTTCGATTCCTTGTTCTTGCGATTCCTTGTCCAATAACTGACCGCATAATTCTTCACCTTCTTAGCCGCTTTGTGAATTTCTCCAGCCTCTTTCTTGCTGATGCTGTACACTCCAGTACCTCCTTTAATAATGCTCTGTATTCTGTCGCTCATAGTGCCATCTCCTTATCTAGCCACTCCCTAATAATCTTATCAGTTAGATGCTGGCTTTTGATTCCTTCCTTCTTGCAGTACTCTTTGAGTTTCTTGTGAGTGTCTTCTGACACTAGAATGGTCTTCTTCATAGATGCTTTTTGTATTATTAGCATATCTTTATAGCAAAATTTACTGATGTTTTAATTCTAGACCACTGTGTCTCATCCATAATTAGAAACATCCATTCTGGATTGTGCATATCCCTTAGTTGAACATACCTCTCTCCACATTCTTCAATAAGCTCAACTATCATAGTGCCTCCTTCTTCAACAATTCCGTTTTCAGGAGCAATCTTAATTTCCAAAACAACTCTTTGAGAAGAACTCATTTGAGATGGCGTTTAACTTTGTTCCAGTAAGCGATTGTGGCCGTTTTCTTATCACCAGCGGGACCGCCTCCGTTCCATTTGCGAGCCAACTGCTCAGTGGTACAGCCTTTGCCGTAGTGATTAAGATAGATCTCGCAAACTCGACGAGCCGCAACTCGGTTTGTCATTTGTGCGTGAGTGTAGCTGGTGCCAGCGATCCGGTTTGCGTCCACTACAACCGCTCTGTGGATCTGAAGCGCACCGATAGCTAGTCCAGCATCGCCAACGGCTAGATCAGGATTACGGCAGCCGCCGGTCTCCACGGTGATTAGAGCCGCGATAAGAGGTCCGAGGTTCACTTGGTTCCCTTCATCCAAGCAGCAGCTTTGGCTTGGTAGAGTTCGTCCGCTGAGAGCAGTCGGCCAGAGTTGTCAGTGATCCCGATTAGCTCCCGAGTGTGTAGCCAGACCTCCCGCGCTCTAAGTGCCTCAAGGATGGATGAGTGCTGGCTGAGTGATTTGCTGTTCTTGTCTTTGCAATGGTATCGCATGGTATTTAATGGTTTTGATGGTTTTAGTTCAAGATCTCACAAGCGGAGAGCCTCTTCTTGGCTCCTACCTCGCGGCAAGAGACGCCCCTCCCGTTGAATCGCTGGCGACTTGCTCCAGTACGGCTCATGCTGCTCTTAGGAGACTCTCCGTTGATTTCCAGCACCTCGACAACCAGAGCCATTTTCTCGCTGGTCTTAGTTGCGGTTGCTTTGATAGTCACTCCACGCCAACCGGCTGGCGTGAAGACTGAGGCGGTGTATTTGATTTCGATGGTCATGGTATTTGATGGTTTTAAGCGTTTAACGTATGCGCTCCCCACGTTTGAAAATTACTTCAACCAATGCTTCTCTTGAATCGGCTGCTCTTGATCTAGTTGGAAGTGATAGGAAGATCCACCGTCAACAAAGCTAAACTTCACTGATGGCCCACCGTACCAGCCCATGATCGGGCAGAACGTGTTGGTTGTGCGAGTAATCACTGAAACGATCTGAGTGCTTGATCCAAGTGGTCCACGTTGGACCCTCACAAGATCTCCAACCTCAATGCCGGAGAACGATTCGATGTCTTTGAATTGCATGGTATTTATTGGTGTTGATGGTTTGTTGCGCGTTTGAGAGTCGCGCCCCTCTTGGAGATTTTAGTTAGTTCTGCCGTTGGCTTTCGAGATCGCGAACCGAGCAGCGCGGAGCTTTCCGTCGTAATCCATATGCAGACGCTCCATAAGCTGATCGCGAGTCTTTCCTGCTTCGTGGGACAAGATGCTTTCAATTTCCAGCGTCAGCGACTTAAGAGCCGCGAGCAGTTCAGGAGCAGCAGAGGTGATGTTTTCGTTCGTCATATTCTTTCAATTTCTTCGTCGGCTCGTTGCCTTCGATGAGATGAGTTAAACCCACCGTTGGGATATCGTCAACAAAAGATTACATTTTTCTCCAGATTTATTTCAGAGGCTCTAAAATCAGCGAAATGCTAAGGAAATCGCGGTGTTTCGTGCGGTGAACTCACCTGTCGCAGGATCTCCCTGCGCACCATTCCGCGATTTCTGAGAGGCTATTCTGCCGAGATTCTCACGCTGCAACCAACGGCATCGAGCGCGTAGGATTTGGTCGCTGAGATGAAGCAAACTTGGCTGTCGTCCAGCCAGACTCGCTGAGTGTCAGTGATCGCATCGGTGACGGCTTTAATCAGGTTATCCAGATCCGGCTTTTTCTGGCACCAGACTGGTGATTTCGGCTTCGGTACACCGTGCTTGTCCAGATGCACCTTTGGTCTCGGCAAGAAGAAGTCTAGCTGGATGCGAACAACTCCCGCTATAATTGATTCTGGAGCGTTGGCGACGGCTTGTCTGCGGACCTCTTGCTTCCAAGTCTCCGCTCCGTCTGGCGTGTAAATTCCGGCGTGACCTCCACGAACGAAGGCTTTGACCCGAGGTTGAGCCTTCGGGATTCCAGCGACGAAAAAGCTAAGATTCATGTCCTGAAGGAATGATCTCGCTGATGCGTCCGGTGATCCGAGGATTAGCGTACCACCAGCCGGTCGATGATTTATCCGCTACCGCATCGCAATCGCCATCAAACATAACGTGAGTCCCCTCGGTGAGAAGGAGTACAGCGTCCATATCGTCGGGATCAAACGAGCGGAACTGCACTCGTTGAGCGTAGGGTTTGCCGTTGCCCAACGTGCGTTTTTCAAACTCGATTACGGCAATCAGGAACTGTTTGCCATCGTCGGTCGTGATGATCTCAGCGTCACTGTGGAGCCGTCCAAAGCCTCTGGCCCATAGATGCCTCATCGAGTGTATCCCTCCAGTCGAGCGGGGGAGTAGCTTGGGGATTTCGCAATCTTCCCGTCAGACCTCCGTACAATATGGCGGTTGTCACCAACGCGAGTTGACCGGCAATCGGCAGGGATGGAATCAATCTCATCGTCCGTCCAAACTTTGGACATATTGGATCGGTGGATCTCGGTGAATGCAGCGTCCACTTGATGCGGACTGAATCCAGCGGCTAGAGCGGCTCCGTACACCACATAGAGAAGGTCGCCAACAGCATCGAGGTACTCTTTCGGGTTGGTAGCTTCCGATAGCTCCTGAGCCTCCTCGTCGATAAGCCGGTATCGTAGATTTTGCGTCACCGGATCGGGGAGGATCGGACGCTGCGGGACAAGTTGCTGGTAGGTCTTCATAAACTCGCGAACGAGTTCCATTGGATGGGTTTGATTCATTTGATTCGGGTCAGTATTGGTTGGGACATTTTGGACTCGGTGCATCCGTCGAGGAGAGCATCAAGTTTTGCGTTTAACTGCTGACCTTTAAATCCAGTCGCAAGTTTGACCGCATCTTTGAGCTTGGTCTTGTTGAGCGTGATCGCGGAACTTAGCTGCTCGTAAGTCCCGAGTTCTAAGAACCGAGAAGCGACTTGTTCAGAGTTTGTTATGGATTCTCGCACCGATCCATCTTTGAGCGTCCAACCTTCGATGGTTTCTCCCTCTCCGAGTCTGCGTCTAGCCTCAGACTTGCAAGCCTCAATCACAGCCTCCGCTTGAGCCGCGCGGTCGAGAAATTGCGCCAGATGGATGGATGTTAGGGTCGCAGCAATCGCGTCCGGCGTGATGCCTTCTGGAGCGTTGGTGAGTGGTCCAGTGACCGCTAGTTCCCGCGCTTCGCTGCAATACGGCTTACCTTTGCAGTATTTACACGCTGACTCTGAAGGAGTGCGCGGTTGGTCCGGTTCCATGATCGCGGCCATCAGAGACTGCGACTCACGCACCGCAGCCATCAGGTCGCCTAACTCGTAGGAGGCAACGCTTGGAGGTCCAGCTAGAGGTTGGACGATAGCGACCGTGATTGCCTCAAGAGTGAATCCAAAGGACTCATGCAGCAGAGCGACCAAGCAGCGCAACTGGAGGTTCTCCGCTGCGTTCTCGACTAAGCCGCGACCGGATTTGTAGTCGATGATTAGAGCGTTGTTGCCTTCGACATAGACAACATCTGGCTTGCCAGACCAGAGCCTCTTGTCTTCTTCGCCAAGACCGTAGTTCTGGAGGCTCCACAGTCGTTTCTCGCGGAACACTTGCGGCTCCTCGGTGGAGGTCGCGAAGACTTGTTTCACTAGTTCCGCTTCCTGCTCACGGCAGCGATCAATGATGTAGGTCTCGTCTGTGGTGAGATCCGTCACCGGCTCCAGCCCCAGAGCGGCATGGATGCGGTTGCCGGTCGCTGCGTCGGCGGTGGACTCGGTCTCTGCGATTGCCTTCTCCAGTTGCCAACTACCGAGACAAGCGGCGTACCGGCTGGCTGCTGATGCGCTCGGTAGACCATTACGCTCGTCAGTCATTGGAATTCCCTTCGTTTAGAATGGCTTCGGTGGGTTGGACCGTAGCGGTAGGGATCGGGTTATGCTCTGGGAGGTACTCGTGCGGTTGCGGCTCCACCTTCGGCTCCAGCTTGCTGCGGAAGATTGGACGGCTAGGAGTGACGTTGACGCTTACCGAAGGAGTCGCTTCCTCCTCATCGGTGATGCCAGAAAACCCAAAGGCTACGCGAGCGCATTGGATAAGTGCTTTGTGTCGGAGCATTCGACGAGGATTCACCTTCCACGGCTCCGTTGCGCGGTTGCACTCCGAGAAGAACTCGGTGATCTCCACTGGATGCGACCGCTCTTTATGGTGGATCGTAGCGGTTACGCTGAACGGCTTCCCGTCTTTGTCCTCGGTCTTGAACTCGATGCCGTCAAACTGCGGATGCGAGTTCATCATTTTGATCCAACCATCAACTGAAACAACCGGCTGGATTCCACCGTTTTTCGCAGGGAAAGCGTAGATTTCTCGAGTAAACGGGTTGAGTCCGTACTGGTTAGCAACGACGACAAACGAGAGCATTTCCTCGTTCGTCGCTTTGGGCATCAGAGTCGCTTTGAGCGTCTCTAACAGACGGGCTGGCTCAACGCTAAATTTGCTCGCCATTACTGCGAGCGCGGACTGTTTTGTCTGAGGTATTAGTTCGTTTTTCATAGGTTTTCGGTCTACCTCCACGCATTCCGTTTGCTCGGGATGCGGAGGCTTTTGCCGTTGATTTTGACCCGCCCAACTCCTTCGCGATCTCGCGGAGACTTGCGGCAAATATGCAGTTGCAGGAGGGACATTTCATCGACGGGGAGACCGTAAACCCAACGGTGGGTTTCTGTCAACCAACATCCAAGTCAACGAGTCGAATCGTCCGGTAGAGATCGCCGTTAGTTACGTCAACGTAGCTAGCTCCAATGACAGTCTCACCAAATCCGTAGGAGCGCATTTCTCTCCAGACTGTTGCCGGTGTAATTATTGCCTCAGATGCGCTGATGACTTGGTTTTTGCAATCAAAGTTGAACGAGGTAAATCCTTTTGATCTACAATAAGTCGCAAGCTCGGTTTGACTGACAACCCAATAGTATTGGGATAATGTAGTGTCATACAGTTTTTTAGCCTGAACACCATTTGCTAGAAACGAGTTGTATTGATTTTCATTAATAAAGAAACACGGTCCTTCTGATAGATCTAAACAAGTTGTGGTTGTGTCCTTTGGCATCAAGATTCCTAATCTAGACCCCTGTAAAAGTCCTGAAGCACCAAAACTATAGATAGGACACCAATCTTGACCGTGACCTAAAGGAACCGCTCGATTCCATCCGGCAACGTGAGCTTCTAACAAGTTCCAAAGGAAAGCGGATTTTGGAATCTTATGATAGAATTGACCGATTCCATCGTAATCATTAGCGTTTGCCGTTGAGCTATAAGGAAGATCAAAATAGGTGGATGATGTCCACCTTATGTCTGCAATATAGGCTTGCTCGGTTGATGTAACAGAAACTTGAGTGTACCACGGAGTCAAACAAGCCATTGCAGCGTTGTTTTGATCTTTAAAAACATCATCAGCAACACCAGTGCTTTGCACGGTCTGATTTGGCTTGCCAAGTATTCTGACAGAAGCATCAATACCGCCTTTGCCTCCCCACTTATTGATCCAGAAATCAGATCCAAATACATTGGTTATGGCCGGAACCAGCGGATCGGTTGTGAATACTCGCTCAAGATTAGAATCGTAGACGCTGCTTGAGAAACCCCAAGGTCCACCGGAAGGAACGTAAGCGCAATTGACCGCTGGACGAGAGCTTGCACCTCCAATTGCGGTTCCAATCTGCGGGAAAACGTAACCATACATACCGCTGTAATTACTTGGTTGAGCAATTATGTAGGTCTTCTTTGCTGATATGTATGGAGTACCAATCCATGCACCAACGCCAAATCCTTTTGGCCTTAAATCTGTCCTCAATTCTATTACGTTTGCGGTTCGCTCGTAATTTGGTATATCACTAAAAGCGTTTGCGTCATAATTTTCAATTCCTCTAGCCGTTGAGGCTACTACTTGTAATCCAAGAGGAGTTAACCTGACAATCCCAACCTTTTCCTCTGGTATATCGGCTGCATCGTCATAATTGACAAGAAAACCTTCTTCTACCGCAATTCGTCTGCGGAGGTCTCGCATTGTCTCCATCCACGTTGGAATGTTGCCAGCTTGCCATTGAGTTGCTGCATTCGGTGCTGCTACATCTTGAGTGTAATAGTATTCTGGATAACCGATTGAAATGTTAGTAGTTGTTGGGTTGATCTGCCAATAAGGATTAGTAGCCCCAAAGAACACATTGCAATCAATAGGATATATCCTAATGATAGAAATTTGATCTTTAGTGCTCATCACTAAAACATCTCCGCTTACTTCTACGTTAATTCCTACACGATTAAGTTGCTCGGTAAATAGCGTAACACCGCTGAAAACTCTTATGTAATCTTCCGTTACATAATTGGTAAGACTGTTGTAGACCTGAATCCTAGCGCGTCCCCAAGTAAAGATCGCATCACCAATAAAAGTGTTTGCATCAGATGGGTCCGCATATTCTGGATACATTGTGCGGATATCGTGCATATATCGAGCATCTACCCAAGCTCCCATCGCTCGCATCCACTGGAGAGCAATAAATGGATTGGCAATGTTGTTAGCTTTAGCAGATCGCTCCATGCAAACGGACAGCGATTCTGGTTGTCCGTACATTGGCGGACCTCCGGCAAAGTAAGGAACGTCTCCCGCGACGTAAGGGAAGAAGTAAACGCAAGGAGTAGCATCACGCCAAGTTGATAACCAACTGCCGTCAACGCGTCTCCTAAACGATCTACAGCCCATTGCAGGGACCGTCTTGCGCTCAGAAGATTGGTCCGGTAACTGAAGAAATACCGTAATGTCTTTGCTGCCACAGTTGTGGACTCGCCAGCAATCAAACCGCTTGTAGGAATTGAGAATCCTGAAAGTCGAAATACCTTCAATCTTGATCTCAGCGACAGCGGTCTTGTGGTTGTGGATTCTACCGGGAGGCAATGAAGGAACCGATCCAACTGAAGAAAAGTAAGATCTAACGTATGACAGATAACCAGAATTCCAATCGTCCCAACCTAAATGGACATCGTATTCAATGCCATCAACAGTCCTTTTGTGTAACTCAAAAGACTTTTGAATTGCCGCAATGTTGCAATCATTGGAATTGAATGTGGTAACGTATTTATCAAGATAAACCTGACCACCTTCTTTATCTTGATATTTGACTTCTAAGTTGGAAAGCTCACTTGCAATCTGAGTTTGAGTCAGAGTACTTCCAGTTACATAGAAGCTTGTGTCGGGATCTCTTGAATAATCGTAACTAACACCGAGAGGTATTTTTGACGTAAGACCCAGAACATACGGAGTCTTACCGTCTAATGTTCTAACGCACTTATTGTCGAATCTCGAGTATAAATCATTGAGATTGCGAGCAGTCCACATCTTTTCATTTCTATCAATTGCCAATGGCATATCAATAGAACCAAGATTCCTCCGAGGTTGTTACAACTGTCTTTCCAGCTTGCTGCTTTATCTTCAACGTCGTGCCATTCGGAGTCTGCTCAATCGCTTGATCTGGTCCGGCTACAAGCTGAATTTTGCGGACTACGTCAATCAGTTGATTGATAGCGCGAGCGTGTTCGGCTTTGATACCACGCTCGGCAACCTTAGATGGTAGTGTAACAGCCATTAGATCTCGCAGAATTGAGCGAAGATTTTGACGCTTGATCCGCTGGTGACTGCTTTCAGATACAGGTTAGCATCAACTCGCGGAATAAGCATGAACTCTCCAGCAGGAATTTGAAATTGGTAAGGAGTAGAAACCCCAACATAGACCGCATATTGCAAGTCTAGGTTCTTGATCAACACTTTGTACGGCAAAGAAAGATCGGCAGCAATCTCCAGCAATTCATCAGCGGCAGAACCGATATCTTGGGTATTTTGACCCATATCAGTTCCAGTCATGTTTGATGTAGTGGTAAAAGTCTGCGAGTTGATTGATGCACCATTTTTGGATGCGTACAACCTAGCGGACATTTCGATCTCGTTTGCCATGATTCAGTTGGTTAAATCTCGCAGAACGTCGCTTGGATGGTCACCGCAGATGTATTCGCTAGGAGATACAACGTCGCACTAACATACGGCATCAACATCGTCTCTCCAGCGGGAATCCGCATCGTGTAAGTTCCAGAGACAAAGCCAAGCTCAACATAGTTGGTATTGTCCAAGTTGGCAATTAGTAGCTTGTAAGGACTAGCTACATCAACCGGAACGTCTAGAGCTTCAACGGTGGTGCCAATCAATTGGGTTTGTGAACCCATATCGACTCCAGCCATCGTTGCGCTTTTGGTGTAGGTTACGCTCGGAAGAAACGCTCCACCTTTGGAAGCGTACAAGCGAGCCGTCATTTGAATTTCGTCAGCCATGTTGTGTTAGGTTAGGTTATCTGAGTAAACTAGGGTCTACGTCGTAAGGATATGCGAAAAGATCCCAAGCTGCAAACGTCCAAGTCTCGTTGCGTTCAACTTGGTTGGTCTTAATCATCAGCGAGGTTGAGTCGTTTGTTTTAAGCCAAGCCCAAGCTGTTCCAGATGGAGTCAGATTTGGATTCAACGGCGGTCTTGGCATTATGTTTCTTACTGACGCAGGAAACAGATTATTGTTTGCAAGAACAACTCCAGAATACACCGCCGATATAATCGGTGGAGTTGACGGCAATCCGTTTAGAGCAGAATAAGACGATATCCGAGTCAATGAACAGCGGGAGGTCTGAAAGCTAGTCTGACCGCGAGCAAACTTTTTGATCAATTCATAAGCCAAAGGAAATTGGCTTTGTGACA